GCTTCAATGTGTACGTCGGTAACTACTAATGCCTAGCATCAAGACCCCGATCCTCGGTCAGTCTTACGTCGCACGCAGCGTTAATGCTGCTGCTGATGTAATGATGAATCTTTTTCCAGAGGCAGTTCCGGGAGAAGGATTTGAAGCTGGTTTTCTGAATCGAGCACCTGGTTTGCGTAAACTCGCAACCGTCGGTAAAGGTCCAATTCGCGCCCTTTGGTCACATCAAACAAACGGCGAAGATGCCTATGTGGTATCTGGCAGCGAAGTGTTTAAGATTGACAAAAGCTACTATGCCACTAAATTAGGCGATGTTACTGGTACTGGTCCGGTATCGATTGCCGATAATGGTTATCAGCTTTTCTTTGCTTGCAATCCCGACGGGTTTATTTACGACGAAAACGCTAATACATTTACCAAAATCACAGATCCTGACTTTCCTGGAGCTGTAACTGTAACCTTTTTAGACGGCTATTTCGTATTCAATGAGCCAAATAGTCAGCGTATGTGGATTACATCATTGCTAGACGGCACGATGGTTGATCCGTTGGATTTTGTTAGTGCAGAAGGTTCGCCGGATTTACTGCAATCGGTGATGGCAGATCACCGTGAATTGTGGGCCTTTGGTACAGATACCGTCGAAGTTTGGTATAACGCTGGTACATCACCTTTCCCGCTTCAACGGATTCAGGGTGCATTTAATGAAACCGGTTGTTTAGCTCCTTTTACGGTGGCTAAGTTAGATAACACGCTTTTCTGGCTTGGTAATGACCCTCGTGGTTACGGAATAGTGTATCGCGCCAATGGGTATCAGGCTCAGCGAGTATCCACTCACGCTATTGAATACGCTATTCAGCAATACGGCGATGCTTCAAACGCTATTGCTTATACTTATCAGCAAGAAGGTCATGCTTTTTATGTGTTGATTTTCCCAACAGTTGATAAAACATGGGTTTTTGATGTATCAACTGGAGCTTGGCATGAGCGTGCTGGATTTGAAAACGGATTTTTCACTCGCCATCGGTCAAATTGTCAAACAAACTTTCAAAATCAGACGATAGTGGGTGATTACCTCAACGGTAACATTTACGCTTTTGATTTGGATGATTATACAGACAATGGTGCGATGCAAAAATGGGTACGTTCATGGCGTGCCTTGGGTCAAGGTGAAAATAATTTGATGCGTACTGCACATCATTCACTTCAGCTTGAAATTGAATCAGGTGTTGGTCTTAATACAGGTCAAGGATCAGATCCTCAAATTATGCTTCGCTGGTCAGATGATGGTGGTCATACTTGGTCTAATCAGCATTGGGTTTCTGCGGGTAAAATTGGTCAGTATTTCCGTCGGGCTATTTGGCGTCGTTTGGGTATGACCACAAAACTTCGAGATCGAGTTTATGAGATTTCTGGTACAGATCCTGTGAAAACAGTTATTCTAGGGGCTCAATTGATTGCGAGTCCGACAAATGGATAATGTAACCAACATCCCAGCCCCACGGGTACCCCTTGTTGATCCAGCAACTGGTCTAATTTCTAATGAATGGTATCGATTTCTGCTCAACATTTTTACGTTGACAGGATCTGGTAGCACAACGATTAGTCTTGATGATCTACAGGTTGGTCCCCCCATCCCACCTAACGGTGCCTGATACATATTGCGTAATGTTTGGATTCTGCTACACTGCTCAAAATACCCTCTTTAGGTCGAGGTAACTCATGGCAACAGCTTTAACACCATCAGCAAAACAACAGTTTTTCGATGCAGCCGGGGTACCTCTGGTTGGCGGTAAACTTTATACCTATGCCGCTGGGACATCAACACCTTTAGCAACCTATGTTGATTCTAGCGGCATCACTAGCAACACAAATCCGGTTATTTTAGATTCTCGCGGTGAAGCAAACATTTGGCTTTTACCGGCACTCTCGTACAAATTTGTACTAAAAGATTCTACTGATACCACAATCTGGACCGTTGATGACATCAATCTAGGCATCAATTTTGCCAATGTTATCATTACTGGCGGCACCATTAACGGTGTAACCATTGGTAATATCACACCAGGTCCAGCGACATTTACGACTCTAAGAGCCACAGGTGATGTGACTTTTGATGGCACGGGTCAACTTGAAATTCCGTCTGGTCTGACAGCAGATCGTACTGCTACACCGTCTGACGGCATGATCCGTTATAACGAGACTGTCAATAAGTACGAAGGTAATGCCACTGTAGCAGGCGCTTCAATTCTTACACTGACCCATTCAGGTACAACTGCTACATTGACTACCAGCACTGCTCACGGCCTCGCTACAGATGACTATGTGACGATCTCTGGTGTAACTCCGTCGAATTACAACAGCTCGTACAAAATTACTGTAACAGGATCAACCACATTCACCTATGTCATGGGGTCTGATCCTGGTGCCGATGCGTCTGTTTTAGGCAGCTATGTTGTTCATCAATGGCTTCAGTTTACTAATCAAGATAGCTTAACAGGCGCGGCATGGCTTCCGTCTGGCACCACTGCTCAACGTCCTGCTAAAGCATCTGCTGGCTTCTTCCGTCACAACTCTTCTCTTGCCCGTTTTGAAGGCTATAATGGGACAAATTGGGGTTCGGTAGGCGGTGCAACCGGTGGTGGAAATGATGCGGTTTTCTATGAAAATGGACAGACTGTGACAACAAATTACACGATTACAACTAGTACAAACGCCATGTCTGCCGGTCCGATCACAATCAATACCGGTGCTACGGTAACAATTCCATCCGGCTCATATTGGACTATTGTTTAAGGACAAACCATGCCTTTGAAGCTTAACTCTACTGGTGGCGGCTCGGTAACACTTGATACGCCATCAACCGCTGGCACTTACACAGTAACCGTACCGGCTACTAATCAAACGCTTGGCATTACTTCTGGTACAGCGGTTGCATCGACCAGCGGTACATCAATTGACTTCACCGGCATCCCTTCGTGGGTTAAGCGCATTACAGTGATGCTTAATGGCGTTTCTGCAAGCGGAACCAGCAATATGCTTATAAGAATAGGTAGCGGGTCATTGGCGACAACAGGTTATTCATCTTGTGTATCTAGCGGAACCGGCGCCACAAATTCAACTGGATCATTTCCAATAAGCGCTAATATGGCGGCTGCATCAATTTCTTTTGGCGTAGCAACTATATGCAACATTTCTGGTAATACATGGGTGTATCAAAGCACAATTGGTAACAATACAGGCGGTGTTGCAAATAACATTGGCGCCGGGCAAGTTACTTTATCAGGCGTTCTTGATCGCTTGAGCGTCACCGTCGGTACAGACACATTCGATGCCGGTTCAATCAACATTCTTTACGAGGGGTAATCATGGCTGGCACGTTAACAATAAGTACGCTTAGTGATGGGACAAACAGCACTTCCAGCACGAACTGTATCCAAGGCAGCGCAAAGGCGTGGGTGCGCTTTAACGGAGTTCCAGCAACTCCGACAATAAATGCTCAATATAATGTAAGTAGTATTACAAAAAATGCCACTGGTGATTACACAGTCAACTTTACTAATGCAATATCTGATGCAAACTACAGTGTGGTTGTGTCAGCAACACGCCAAACTTCAACAGCCCCAGACTATAATTACAGACCAACTTTAGCAGGTACAAACTTTATTTTGGCAGCGTCTGTTAGGGTTGTTATGTGTGAAACAACTGGTGTCGGTAATCCAAACACTGATGCGTATGCGTATTGTGTTGACGTTTTCCGCTAATCGAAAGGAACTAATATGACAATGACTTTAGATGGTAGCGGCGCAACAACAGTCGGTGTTCCTAATAGCGGAACTGCTCAGAACTCGACTTCTGGTACTAGTATTGACTTCACTGGTATACTTGCTGGTACTAAGCGGATTACGGTGATGTTTAACAATGTATCAACCAATGGCTCATCTTTACCACAGGTTCAAATTGGATCTGGAAGTGTCGTAACCAGCGGGTATGTTTCTTATGCAACGATTACTGGCACAGGAACTACAGGCTCGGCACTAACAAGCGGGATTGGGCTGGCACCGTCTGGGCAATGGGGAGCCGCTGCTATTATTTATGGCGTGCTTTCATTGTGTTTGCAAAACGCATCTACCAACACTTGGGTGGCATCAGGAACATTAGGCGGTCAAAACTCAGTATCATCCGCAGCAAATTTCTTGTCCTCTGGCTACTTGGCCCTGTCTGGTACGCTAGACCGCGTCCGCATCACCACAGTAAACGGCACAGATACATTTGATGCTGGTTCAATCAACATTCTTTACGAATAATATGAAACCATTACCAAGCGCCCAAAGACTGCACGAACTTTTTGAGTATCGTGATGGGGGTCTATA